CTAGATGATCCTTGATATGTTCCACTAAGAACAATAGAACGCGCGTCAGCTGCATTAGTAATAGTACCGCTGCCGTTAATTGCGTTATAAAATTCACGAACTTGAAGAAATCTAGTGTCATCATCAGAAGATTTTTTAATCCAATCTCCTTTTTTCAAGTTAACAAACATTCCAGTTGCGCCTGTAGCAGTGTTGATATATGCTTGGCTATTTACAAAAAGAACTGGTTGATCGAGAGCATTAATTGGTTGGTCTCGAATTAATGCTAAAAAGGCGACTTGTTCATTATCTAAATCAATTGGACTTCCACCAGATGCTCGAATAACGAGAGCTTTTGGAGATGAAACACTCATCACATAAATATCTTCTGACCAAGAGAGTTCGCCCGGATTAGATGAGGAATGGGTGTATGCACCTTTAGATTTCCAAGTTGTAGCAAGGGCATCATGAAAAATTTTAAATAATGAATAGGCTTCAGTATCTTCGTACCAATAAGTGGTACCACCAATCTCTTTGAGTTTAGTCATTACTGCATCCATCCACTGTTTCATTGTCTTAATGTTCTTATCTCCACCCTGAAAAGGGTTGGGGTTAGAAAGCGAAGACATTGTTACTTCAGGTTCTTGACGAGCATAGTCAACAGTAGGAAGTGAAGGGAATGCAAAAGTAGAAAGAGGATCAGGATTAAGGCCGCCAGTTCCAAGTCGGAACATTAAATCACGTGCATCAGTTATATCGGTAATAGTGCTCGGGCCAACAGTGATAATTGCTAAAGGTACCGTATTAACGGGAAAAGAACCAGTTGAGACATTTAATTGCGCTTGAATAGCAGATTCAGTGTTAATATCTTGGGTAAATTCGCCTCCCTGGCCACCATTACGGTCTGGATCCCAAAGTGCACGAGTATCAGAAGCTGTATCTAATGTTCCTAATGTTAGATATACATAATTAATTGCATTAGTTCTAAGTTGCGGAACAAGAGGAACTGCCGCCGGATCGCCTTCAGGAAGACCGTAATAAAATGGGCCAGCTGCTGAACCAGGATAATATACGACGGAATCAGCTACTCGAAAAGAACAAGTTGGAAGTCCAATTGCATTACCGGGATTAATGACATCAAATCCGTTGAGAATATATGGTTTACTTGTACCGACTAAACTCTGAATATAATATTTCCAATCGCCTGCTGCATAAGAATCTATCGAAAGTAGATCCGGAAGATCTAAACGTTCAGCAGGGTTTAGTAACACTCGTCCAAGAACAGCCATTAGTTCACCATTTTCTTTGACTTACTCCAATTATCTGTAGCCCACAGTGGTTGTAAGTTATTTAAAGACCAACATTCTTTAAACTGATTATCTTCCATATTATCATAATTAAATGAATTGTCAGGCTTAATATGATCTATGTGCCAGTCTCCATAGTTTTCCCAGTTCATACCAGATTCAAATTTCGATTCTAGGTGTATTTTAAGTTCTTCAATAGAATAAGGAAGAGCTTTCAAAATTGAACTTGTCTTAGTTCCGCCTTTGGCTTTTAATTTTTGATTAATAGATCTAGAGACTACACACCTTAATCGTTTTCGATTATAGAAATTATTCCAATTTAAGCGTTTAGAAGTTGTTCTACAGAAACGGCAATAATGTAATCCTCCCGAAGATCTATCTTTTTTATTTTCCCAAATCCAAAAATCATTCGAAAGGGTTTTAGAAGGTAAAATCTTATTTTGACCGCACTTTTTACAAGTTCTCATGCCTTAATTGTACTACAATTTTGCTTATTTGTCTTAGTCATAGACATCAATAGTTCCGTATAGTTGATTTGGATATCTAATAATAAAGTCAATAAAAATTCCAGCACTCGAAATTGACAATATTAAATCTTGAAGTAATTTGCGTGCATCAGGTGGATTTGTTGCATACGGTGGGTATTCATTTCCAAATCCAGTAGGAACATGAGCTCCAAGTTTACTAACTGCAACAACAGGTGCACCTATTGCGTGTTGTAATTTAAAAGTATAAGATGGATCTATCACAAGAACATTTTCTGCTGCTTTATAAAGATATTTAATAGGACCTTCTTGATTATTTTGTCCATAGTTGATAACTATGTAACCCGGACCAGCAGGCATGTTATTAGTACTAACTGTAAGCAATTTATAAGTTTTTCCTGCAATTAGCTGACTTGTTGTAGCTGTAACGTCTGCTGCTAATGTAAAGGGTGCATTAATGTCCCAAATATACGGTCCATTAATTTTTGTAGTTTCTGCAGGAGTTGAAGTCATAATAATAATTTTAAAGGCATCTGGCGCAAGGAGAAGTTGTTCTTTAGAAACAACTCCTGGAACACCAGCAGCTCCATTTGTGCCAAGTTGATTTACAGTGAATTGAGTTCCATTTGCACTAGTTACCTCAAATGCTCCGTTAGTATTTTCACTGAAAGTTATTCCTACAGTTGCACTTGCGGCTGCGGCATGATCACCAATAACCGTTGTAGCATTAGGAACACTGACAACTTTTGTTCCTGTTGGAATACCAGTACCAATAATAAGTTGCCCAGGCGCAACCCCTGAAGTATCGGCCAAACTACTAATAGTAGTTGATCCAGTGGTAGTAGTACCAGTCGTAATCAGAATTGGTATACCCGAACTACCAGAAATAAAAACTGTATCTCCTATATCAAAATCGTTTGATACCGTTGCTGTAATAACTCCACTAGTTTTAGTTAAAGAAGAAATAGTAACTTCATTTAAGGCAGTAGTTGTAGGCAAATTAGGTGTAATACCTGTAAGGGTATTACCTGAAAGACCAGTATAAGCATACCTAATAAAATCAGAAATAATTCGACCCTGAGCATCATAAGTAACTATTTTTTCAGCAGTTCCGCCTTTTAATCGAGCAGTAATTGATTTTATTGGCTCAATTACAAAAAATCCAGATGAAGGAAAATTAGTTGAATCCGCAACTGTTAAGCTGTTCGAAGAATTAATCTCAGTGACTGTGCCAACACTACCATTGATATGAAATCCACCTATTAATTCTCGATAAACGATAGGAGGAGTTACAGGTAATTCGATAGTTGTCTTACCAGTAACAGTTTCCCAGGTAAGCGCTCTTCGTCTTACCTTATAAGGAGATACTTGTACTGGTCGCAACCATTTAGTTTGCTTATTAGAAGTTTGAGTGAAAGTACCAGTAGTTGCGAATAAATTTGTAAAAGTAAAACTTTTAGCATTAATATCGACATGAGTAACAACGAATGTTCCTTCATTACTAGCAAGATCGCACAAGAAAATATCGCCTGGAAGCACCAATTCGACATCAGGTTCGGCACCTCCATTGTAAGTAAAAGTAACTACTTCACCTATTTTTGTAACAACCCACTGCGTATTATTCCCAGTTCCTAAATCAAATAAAAACCCATTTGGCTCAATTCCAATATTTGCAAGTCCACCAGTAACAACCATAGAACTTTGAGTTCCAATTGTGTTACTAAAAAAACGAACATAAGTTTGTTTAGTAACGCTATCATAGTAACTAATTGCATATGAAAAACGAGCTTGTCGATTATAAGAAGCTGCTATCTCATCTGCAGAAGCACTAGCAATATTAACAAAATCAGAAGTTTTAAAGACTATATGTTCTTGATTTATTCCATCTATTAGAAAATCTAAATGCCAATTGTTTTTTAAAACAAAAGGTTGATATAGACCGCTTGATAAAAAGGCAGTTGTTGCTTCTTTGAAAAAGAACAAATCAAGCATTTCATTAATAATATGTTTAACTTGCTTTGGTTGGTATGTCATAATTGGAATGAAGCGACGAAAATCAGTATCGCTCATTCCAACAAAACGCAATCTATTCAAATTATGGTTTGCTGCCAATCGATCGATATAAGGCCTACTAGCTGTTTTAACAAAAAATTGTTTACGCACTTCTTGAGCAAGTTGAGCTAAACGTTCGTCTTCGGCACCAATAGCATTAATAAGACTAGACCAATTCTCATCCGCTCTTGCATTGAGAAAATTTGGAAGTTGATCAAAAATTAAATCTGCTTTAGTTCGATTGTCCATTAATTAAAACCAATTTTATCAGCGGTAATTAAAGCTTTTTCGTTGAAAGCAATTGTAATTCTTTCAGAAGAAGGATCTGGGTCATTAAATGTTACAGCTACAACGCCTTTAACTTTCATTATGGCTGCAATAATCGCGGATAGAATAACATCTGCTCCAATACCTAAAGTATTTACATAATCCATAATAGCAGATTTAACATTAGATGAGATGTCTTGAATCGTTGAACCTTTAGTCGTAACTGTGAGTGCAAGTGAAATATTTTTGATCAAAGGAGGAAGAACTTCAATTCTAGAACCAACAGCTCGTCTTCCTGGAAAAGTAATATTGTCTGGAGCGAAACCATCTACGGTGCGCTGAACTCGACGCAATAAACCAGTATAGAACAAATAGCCGTCAGTTCCTACAGAAGTAATTAAGTCAAAATTAAACTTACCCATATGCTGGACAATAGAATTGTTAGCTTCAGAGATTTTATATGCTCGGGCATCAGGAAGGAGGTATATATTGCGATATAGATTATCACTATCGCTAATAACCGAATTGGCGATAGTTCTATAAGTTTCATACTTATATATATCATTTTCAATAATATAAAAGCTGCCTGCTAAGTCTGTTGCTGTTCGGTTTGTTTCAACAACAGCAAGCGGGTTTGTAATACGAACAAATGGACGATAATCAGAAGTATTGTTGCCGATTTCAATGATATCAAATTGACCTGTATTCTTAGGATCGAACCAAGAAGTGTTAGCAATATTTTGAACATTAAGTTTATCGGTCTTAAATGCAGAATCCCCTTCATAAACAGTAATATCGTTAATATTTTTTAAGGAAACGCCAGATTCATAACCATTTATCATGTTGTAAGAAATGCCAAATGCTGAGCCCGTGCTTCCATTATAAACTTGACCTAAAAATATTTCAGTTGCTGTTGCATAGTTAGCAGTATTATTGCCAGTAACTTGTAGATATAGAGAGTCACTGTCAGTTGTCTTTTTGACCCATGTTCCCGTTGAGAGATTCTTAAATGCTCCTGCTATACCTTGAACGATATTGCTACCTACAGTCCAATTAACAGCAAGTGTATTGTTATTAAATTGAATTAATCTATTTAAATCTTCAACTGCTTCACTATGTTCAAACACGATTGAAGTATTGTCTACTGCGAGGACGCGAAAAGTTCCATTATTTAAGCTATTAAAGGTTTGCCCTGAAAGAACAAGATAATCATCGACAGCAATACCTGCATCAGCAAAACGAGGAGAATCGCCACTCGTATGAGATAGACGAACTAAATTGTTCATACCAAGCTTATGCAGTCTATATGTGGTCGGAGAAAATGTTGTTTTTATTGCGCTTGCGCCAATATTTAGTTCAGTAACATCGCTTCCAGCACTTGCAATCGTAAAAGTTTGCGGACCAGTAACAGTAACAGGAGTATAAGTACCATCTGCAAGTGCACCAAGACTATCTCTAATAATAACGCTATCACCAGTATTCATATTATGAGGTGAAGTGGTTTCAATTGTAATTACATTGCTTAGACGCACAAGAGAGCTAATTGAAGATGAACATGTGTGGCTTAAGTTCCAGCGATTACGAGGTGTTGGACAAATCTTAACCGTTTCAGTTCCTTGTACGGTAGAACTCATTGCTAATCCGTGTGGATTAACTACATCGATCCAATGAGCAACATCGTTTACAGCAATAATTGGGAAACCTACTGTAGAGCCGTCTCCCGGCAGTTTAGCTTGATTAGTATTTACCCATCCAGTTGCATTTCCATAAACAATTAATTGTTGACCGGGTTTTACTAATGCAACGCTTTGACCAGATCCAATACTGTGGGTCCAACGCCATACCATTCCTGCAGCAAGAGGTGCGCCATCATAATCGGTATAAGAACTTGATACATCTGCAATTGTCCAAGACGTGCCAGCTCCAAAATTTGTAGAGATAGGGTCCCAATAATATTCTGCACGATCGTTAACAAGTGGAGAAATACTTAGTGTACTTGAAGTGGCAAATTGAGCAGTTCTAGCAACACCTTGTTGGTTGCTAATCTTAACCATATCGCCTGTTCCAAAAGTATTAGGAAAAGCAGCTATAGTACTTAATAAATAGCTGCCGGTTATATCGGAAGCAATTGTGCTTTGTCCAATAATATTGATTTGTGCACGATTGGCTTGACCACCTAAGATTTCAATAGCTCCCTTACTTCCAAGTTCTTTCGATACAATTTGTACTTGCTTTCCGCTATTAGTAACAGAAACATCAGCAACAATAGGTAGTTGCGAAAGAGCTTTCTGTGTAAAATGATGGCGGACATTCTCAATGGTGGTCGGAACAATTTTAAAAAATTCGCCGAGTGATGCATCTTCATTTGGAGCTGTATCCATACGATAGATGCTTGCAGAAACGCCACTAGCATTTAATGTTAGTGCTGTTTTAGTAGTGAAATTAGGATTAGTGTTAGAAAAATCACGAATATCATTTACTCCATCAAATAAAGCTACATACCCACGTGCTGCGGTATTAGGATTATGGCCATTTGCTAGAGCTGTTGCATTTGAAATATAAGAATAAAAATCTTCAAAGGTTGACAAGATAATATTTGCAGACGTGCTACTAACAGGCGCAGCAGTGAGGATATTAGATTCGTTAATTTTTCCAACAATTTCTCCAACTGAAGTATTTTGTAAAGGGAAAATATTAATAAGTTCTGGATTAGCAACAGTAAGAGAAGTAGCACTACCTGTTGGAATAAAAAGACGAATTGTATTTCCACTTTTGTTTTGAATACCAAATTGACCCAAATAGGTAGAAGAGAAACCGCAACCACTAAAGGTACTAAGTACGTCTCCAATTAAAACTGAAGTAAAGATACCAGCAGACCACGTAAAATCATAGTAATTGCCACTGCCAGATGCACCAGCTGGAAAATTAATCGTTGAGTTACTATAAGGTCCAGTAACTGCAACAGTCGTTCCTGAAGGAATTGTTACTGTCCTATTAGCACCTGAGCCAAAGAAATAAGATAGTTTATTAAACGACGGCGTTCCTGTTAAAACAGTTTTGTTAGTTAAACTTGGATTAGTAGGATACTCGAGACTAAATCGGAAAAGATTACCATTTGCTCCATATTCTGCCGAGCGGACGATAAATTTACCATTAGAAGCAGCAGTACCTCCACTCGCATACCAGTTTCTAGCTCGCATCAATAAACGATAATCAGAAAAATTAGTTCCATTGATACTAGTGCCCCAAACATTCAAGGTACTAAAATCAATGTTAGGTTCATTATCTTTATCATTTGCCGAAAATTCAGTACTATTGGGAATAAAGCTTAAACTATCACTTCCAGAGTTTACTTGACCTGTTCGCGCCGCCGGAATATTGATTGTTTTAATGACTGCATCTTGATCCATAACAACGACAATGTTGTCATCTTGAGCTAATTGCAAAGAATTGTAGGTTTGAATTTTATCATTAATAACATGATCAAATTGTGTCCGAGGTTTCCCTTGTTGGGTTCCAATAGAAGTACTAGTAGGTTTAGTTGCAATAGAACGAAACAATCCATTATTATTACCACGATTAAACACGAGAACATCAGAAGGGGAAACATCGGCAAAAAGTGGAGCTGTTATTTCTTCTGCATATGCCCCACTATAAGGATATGGATCTGGATCTTCATTTACAGTAAGAGTTGCCCAAACAGACGGATAGTTAGATCTATTCATATAACTATTTTGAGAAACAATTGGTTGTAATTTAATAAAACCAACCATGTCTTTAGAAGCCTTATTAGCAATTAAAGGAGAGCTATTTGCAAGTCTACTTTGGGTTGCAAAGAAAATTACTGAAATTGAGCCAATAGAGACTGGAATGGCAATACTTCCATTTTCTTCAGTTGTTGATGTAACTTTAACTGAATTACTTTGAAAAATAGATGCTCTTACTCCATTAAGAGCTGTATTGATGGAGTTTGTCAAATCACTAAGCGATGCAGAAATAGGATTTACTAAGTAAGATGAAGTCCATAGTTGAGGATAGACGTCGGTGTTGAAGACAACCATGTCTGCGATATCTGCGATTGTAACAGTTTCAGCGGTAATGTTGTTATTTAATACTTCAATGTAGGTATCAGTACTTGCAGTGAGATGGGATCCACGCCGAATTACTTTAAATAGACCAGTATTACTTACTGACATCCAACCAGAACCAATGCTACGATAAGCAACATATACATAATGTCCAGGTTGTACATTTCTAAATGTATTGATATTGTTAGCCATAATACGCATGACACTGCTTCCTTGATTGCTAACAATTAAATTTTGAGCGATTGTTAAATCAATTCCAACTTTTTCACAAAAAGTAGAATCAGCGCAAACAACCATTTGTGCCTGGCGTCCAGCATCATCAATATCGAAATTATAAAGACCAGTAGTTGTTATCTCAGATACAACAGATCCCTTAGCATCTGCGACACCTGCAGTAATCAAATCTCCTTCTAAAACATCAGTCAAAAGGCGTACATTGCCTGTTGATCTATTAATTTCAAATTCAGATGCTTGACCACTTGCACTTGTAGAATTAGTGGAAAACATTTGTCCAAGATAACTACCACCAATAATTTCAATAGAGGCATCAACTCCACGCTTATTGCTACTAACCTGCATAGTCTGATTAGGAGTTGCTGTAGCCGTAATTCCTGCGAATTTTTGATTAAATGCAGTAACCCAATTATCTAAAGTTAAAAGAGCAAAAGAAGCCATTCCAGGAAAATCAGATAGAGCAAAAACTTGTTCTTGTACAGGTGTCTTGTCAACTGAAAGAATAATACTACCTCCAGAAAGAAGATTCCACGATGCAAAGGGAATTGTTTCTACTGTAGCAGATTTTTCGCGTTGGTGAAGACGTACGCCATTTTGAAATAAAGAAATATAACTCATTTCTTTAACTGGAAAATTAAGGATGCTATTTATAAAAAGAGTCTCATTATCAAGTTCACGTAAGTCAGTTACTTGAATAGTCTCTGCATTAGGATCTACAGGAAAAATAAGGATATTCTGTGAGTCGTTAGCTAAGCGTGCCTTAAATAAGGTCGATTTATCATTAATTGCTGTAATGATTTCAGGAAGAGTGGCGACAGATATATTGTTAAAATCAGAAGTTTCAAAAATAATAGTTTCTTCTACGCCATCGATAGAAACACGAAGGAACATTTGATCGATAAGTGCAAACGGTCCTGTTGCATAATTAATTACTTGAGCTCGAGGCAATGGATAATTAGCTAATTGGAAAAATTCTTCAGATCCATTAGCATCAATAAGCAAACTATCAACCGCTTGTCCTGCTTCAGAAGGTTGGAATCCACTCCCATCATCGATATAGAGAATAGAAGGATCATCGATTGATACTGGTTGAGTAAGAACTGCTGAAGCTACTCGTTTATTTTCATCTGAATCTGAAATTCCAATAACCGCACTTAAAATAGCAGGAGAAGTACCGCGGGCTAATGATGCAGTATAGGCTTTAATTCGATTTCGAAGTTCAACGTCAGTTTCGATATCTGCTCCACTTGAAAATGCAATTGTGTTAGTGACAGCTGCTCCAATGAACGGCACAGTATCGAATTGTCGAACTGTATTAATAAGTGCATTGCCTTGAGAACCAGGACTTTGGGCTGCAACTAGAACATCATTAACATAATCTTCGCCAGCAGGAATCACTGCATTGCGAATCGTATTGTAAATAATTTCAGGATTTTGGTTATTAGCAGGAATTTTCACTACAGTCCCAGCAAGAATAACGCGATCAGGTTCACCTTGAGCATTGATAACTGTATCAGATAGAAGATGATCTTTTTGAAGAGCTGCTCCTAGATCAATCTGAGAATATGTAGAAAATACTGTAATACTGGTATAGGGAATAGGTCCTTCAAAAGAGTTTGTTCCACGCCCAATGTACAATAATCCAGAGGGAGACCACCCAGTGGTATTATTCACAAATATGACCGTTTGCCCTGTAATAGG